AGATGTGTATAAGAGACAGGTCCCTCTCTATTAAGAATTGTTCCCATTAAGCTGCGACACGCCGGGCTGGTTGACATGTGCTATATTGTGTGCTACGTGAGTGTGTGCGTTAAAGAATTGTCGTGTTTCGGCGTGTCGTGTTTGTGGTGTGGTATTATTGGGATTGTCAGAAAAAACAACATAAAAAGAAACGGAGCAGAAAAAATGATGAAATTAAGTGCCTATGTTATCGAGTTGCCTGATAATGCGTATAAGGTCGGTATTGAAGGTGTGTATACGGGAATTGTGTCGGGTAATGATACTTTTGATTCTGCACTTACTGATGTCATTGAACGCATGTTGTCTTATGATTATGATTATGAAGAGGTTGCCCAGGCGGTGACTCGTAAGGGTCGTTGCTGTCGTGTGTATGTTGTTACGGTTGATAATGGTGATGAATAATATTCGTAGTATTGAGTGATAACAATATAGCCCGGTAATATTACCGGGCTATATTGTTATCCAACCACCTTAGTAGGGCCGAAATATATTTTGTTGGTATCGGTTTCGATTACGTTATCGGATATCTCCATGCCGCGTGCGTTGCCGCATGCGATCAGGTTTAGTACACAACCGCCGTTACGATATTTTACTATGTCGTTCGGGGCGAGTGATGGCGTAACCATGTATGTGAAGAATGCGCAACGGTCTGAGCATTCTATCTGTGTACCAGTATTGGTTATGGTTATTTTTCCTGTGCCGGGTACTCGGAGGCCACCGAAACCGATCGGCAATAGTTTGAAACATGTGTAGTCGCCTGTGATTACTAAATATCCAGTTAGTCGCAATTGTCCGTGTTCGGCATCGTTTAGTGTTGTGGATATTTTTATCGTGTTGGGTTTGGTTATCATTGTAGCGATTTCGAAAACACTACATATCTGGTTTATTGTTGTGAACTTTGGTTTAAGCGAGTCGACGGCTATTTCTATGGTTTGCGCGATTTTTGCGGTGTGTCCGCCGATTGTGTGCGGGGTTGCGTTACTTGGGAACGATATCCAACCGCCCCAATTGAGATATGATGTCGCGTCGTCATTGCAGATCGAACGGGCGCATGCCCATAGATTGCCCTCGTTGTCAAATTCGCCGGCCTCGTATTCGCCGATACGTCTCGACATGAGTAGATCGGTGGCCATACAATTGTACCATTGCAGTGTTTTGGTGCGTACGTCGTAGAGGTATGCGAACATGCGTGTTGTGTATCCGAAGATCTTGTTGTTGTATGCGCTGATGCCCTGTCCCATGAAGTCCGCACCCGTTGGGCGGTTACCTATGATAGTGGTGCTGTAGTCGGTCATGTTTATTTCGTAGATGTTCGGGTTGTTGCGGCATATGCAATATACTTTGTTGGTGATCGGATCTTTGGTGATACCGGCTATGCCGTGTAGCGGTATGGGTATGTTGACGCTGTTGTTGAAATTGTTATCGTATGCCAGTATACCGGTATAGTCGGTTGTCCCGTCTAAGGTGATGGGTGCGACCCATATAGGCGTGCGGGGCGTTTCGCTTATGTATGCCATATCGTTGAAGTGCCCCGCGTTGATTGTTTTGTCGGTGGTTATCGCGTTGCTGCCCATATCAACGATTACGATCTTTGGTTGTCCGCCGGCTGCGGTAATGTTATTGCAGCCGAAATACACGGTGTCACCATGTTTAAGTGTTGACTGTGCGCCGTAATTGTGCTCGATGAAACGTGCTTGTATGGTCATGCCTGTAACTGTGGATATATCGCCGGTGCTTGCGTCATAGATGTTGTGTAGTAGTTTTTTTGCGTTCGTCGGGTTGCTTGCGTTAAGCGCGGTTAGTGTTTGATTGGTGTTGTTGATATTATTGTCGGTGTTGTTTACCCAGTTTTGCGCTTTTTCGTCGGTATCCCAGCCGATTGCGTTGAAGCGGTTAAGTGCGTTATTCGCTTTTTCGGTTGTAACGGTCAGATCGTTTGCGGTGGTGTCTATTTTGTTTTTTAGGGCACTTGCGGTGTTGGTGTCGGTTACGCCTAGTGCGGTGAGATTGCTGGTTATGGTTTGTGTTTCCGTCATCGCTTGTTTGGCGCTGTTGAGTGCAGCGGTGGCGTTGCCGTTGATTGTCAGAAGTGTATCGTCGATCGTGCGTATTGCGCTGTTGTATTGGTCGGTCAACGCGGCGGGGTCGCCGGTGTCGTATAGATCGAGATTGAAATTATCGGTTGTACTTGTCATGTTTAGGCCTCCTTGCGGGTGTCGGTTGCGTGGTGTATTTGTATTTGTATATCGAGCTGGTGCAGTTTTTTATCTACGAGCAGCATGCTGTGGTTGTATGCGTCGCGTAGGTCTGCCACTGATCCGGTGTCGTATAGTGGCAGTTGCATGAATGGTGTGGTGGACATGGTGTCTCTCCTTTATTGTATGGGCGGGTAGGGGCTGCCGGTTTGCGGGTCGGTCACGCGCGGTGTCGCGTCGTTGAATATGGTGAGATTGCCGATTGCGGCGGTTTCGTCGGTGCGGTGTTTTGCCATGTCGTCTACGGTCTTGGTGGCGACCTGATTGACGCGTGCGCCGAACACCGCGAGTTCGCGGTACATGTTGCGCATGGCTATCTTGCTGTCTACGTAGGTGCCTTGTGTAGGGTCGTAGATCACCATTTTATCGCCAACATGCTCAAGATTGTCCAGCAATGCCGCCAATGTTTTTTCCATCGCGCTGACACGTGCGTCGACGCGGTTTTCAAACGTTTGCATGTCCGCACTCAGTTTGTTGATCGCGGTTGCGAGCGTGTCGAAATATGCCGTGATATGATCGTATTCGCATGCCAGATGCTTTATGATTTCCTCTGTGCTTTTTGCATCCCAGTAGAACGCCGGTATTACGGGCGTGTACGGCCATACGCTGTACAAGGGCAGTGGAAACATGTGTGTTTTGCCTCCTAATAGTTGTTTATGCCGACAGTCCAGAGTGGACTGAAGCATGCGTTTATGTGCTCCAATAGTAGCACGTCGATATCCACGTAATCGCCCTGGCGTATCGCCTTGACCTTGTCCATGTAGTTGCCGTTGGTCACGGTCTCATACTCCATGTCGGTGGCATTGCTTGCGTAATCCTGACCGGTCGCGAGCTGCGTCGCGGGGAAGTCCGAGAACACGGTGCGCGTCTTGTGCCACGTGTCGGCATCCGTCATGAATATTCCGGGGTTTCCGGCTGCAAGCTCGTAGAGCGGTTTGAGTACGGGCATTATTTCGGCGATGAGGCGCAACAGGTGCCGCCGCCATCTGCCCGGCGGCATCACGCCGAGCTCGCGATCATAATACCGGTTTTCGATCTTTGCGCAGCATCGCGTGTATTGTGTGTCGTCGTATGCGTCATCACGCCATGACCATTGCGGCGTTGTCCAGTCAACGCCACCGGCTACGAGCAGCTCCCCCAATGTGATCGTTGTCACGGCGTGATAATCGGGTACGGTTTCGCCCGGAACAAACGGCGATATCATGTCAGATGTCTCCATTGTCGTTGTCCTCCAGTGTTTCGAGGTTGGTCATGTAATTATAGTTTTGGCTTATGTTGTCCTGATTCCACACCACCTCGATGGGTGCATCCAGATATCGCGCAAAACGCGTGTTGAGTATGTCGCATGCGGCTCGGCGTTCCTCAAGCTCGGACAGTGCCCGGAGGTCGGTGGGTTCACCGTAATCGTTTATCTCATCCGCCGTCTGCCGCTCCATCTTCATGGGCAGGTTCTTGACACCCAGCGACTGATAAAAAGCGTTCCACGTGTTTTGTATGTCGTTCTGTAATTCCATGCCGATATAGTCAACACCGGTTCTGAGCACCTGCGCCTTCATCGCGTCCGTGAAACCGGGCGTAGCCATAATTGCCATCTCTCCGCCTGATATTTGCTTGATGACGTTAACCCCCGCTGTCTGCTGACCCGCCGGGACTTCCAGAATGAACGGTGTTTTCTGGTGGAAACGGTTCTGGCGGCGCGTCATGTACAGATCTTCAATCTCATGCGCGAAAAACTCAAGCGTTGGCACCAACGGCGTACGTGCCTTATTGCTATAGATAAAGACCCCGTTGGAGTTGTTTACATTGAAATGCCACCCGTTTAGCCCGTAGGATGTCCATTTCCTCGGGCGGTAATACACGTTGAAGCCGGAACTGACAACGGCTTGCGTGGAAAAAAACACGCCGGGCTTGCTATGCGGATAGGCGATCGTGGCATATCCGTAGTACAGCAGATTATACTCCAGAAACCATGCGTTACACGTTTTGGGCAGATTGAGCCATTTGAAACGTGACAGTGCAATATTGAGCATCTGCGAATAAGCCATATAATACGCCTGTGTGTTGAGTTGCTGTGACTGCTGCCATACCGGCAGCCCTTTTTCACCGAGGGCAGCGCGGTTCGGCGGGCACTTATGCGTGCGTTTACGTCCCATATATAACACCTTTTTTTCGCTAGTTGATGTTCGCGGCGAGATAATCGCCGCCTATTTCGGTGGGGTCATTCCAGATTGTAACACCCGCCGCGAATCGGTCACGTATCGCGTCCAGTGCGTCGTTGGGGGCGATGCCGTTGGTGAGCCACACATCATCAGCCCTCCAATACGTGTAATGTCTGCACGGCGTGAGATCCGGTCTGTTATAGAGTTTGTTGCTTGCTATGCCGTATCGCAACATGTACATACCGGCTTGTATCAACGCGCTTTTTGTCTGTGTGCGGACTTTTATAATGTACGCCCTTTGTGCCATTTCATCCGGCCACGGGTCGCCCGAGTACGCACCGACCGGCGCGGGGGGTTGATTGTACATGTCACGATACGTGTTCGTCGCATTGTCACGTGTTGTGAGCATACTGCGTTTCGCGTTCGTCAGGGTCTGATTACGCGTACGTGCCGCGTTGCCGGTGGCGGTGTCGTATGATGCCGAGGCGTTGCCGTTGGACGCGTTGACGGTGTTGGCGGTCATATCGGTAGCCGCCGCCGTTGCGAGTTGCATCGTTTTCACGGTTTGCGTGTTGGTGCGTATCGTCGTTTCCGTCGCCTGTGTTTTGGCGTGCGCCGTCTGATCCGTATTGGCCGACGTGGCCTTGTCCGCCTTGGCATATGCCGCGTCATTGGCCGCCTTATTGAGTTTTTCGCTGTTTGTGATGGCGATACCTGTATTGTAGCCTTGCAACGCTGCGCCGCTGATGGCGGTCGCTAGACCGGTGGCGGCACCGCCGCTTGCAACGGGCAGCGCCGCACCGCCGATCGACCCTATCATGCTTGTGACGGATGAAATGGCGTTCGTTTGCGTATTCGTGACATATGTTTCGTTCATGAGCGTTACATCCCAGTCACGATCGGTTCTTATTTTGCTGTTCGCGGTTGCGGTGTCAGCGTCGAGGCGTTTTGTCGCAGCATCGAGTATGTCATTACGCGCGTCAACGGTCTCATCTGATATCTTCTGATCGCGCAAAACTCCGCGTGCGGTGTTGGCCGTCTGCGCGGCGTTCGTTCGTGCGGTGTTGCCCCGTGCCGTGGCTGCGCTGGTGTTGGCGTTATCCCGCGCGGTGTTGGCCGCTTGCGCGGTGTTTTCATACGCGGTTATCGCGTTCTCGCGGTTTTGTCTGATCGTGCGATTGTAGTTCGCTCCGCGATATGCGTCGATATTACGTCTTTGTAGCGCATACGTGGGGATATCGTATGATATGAGCGTTGTGAGCGCGTCCGCATTGGGCAGATGTCCGCTTATGGTCGCGCCTGTGAGGTTGCTCACGGCGATAGTGGTGCTGCCGTCCGCACCGTATCCATCCAGATACGCGACCTGTCGCACGAGCGGATACGCAACGGATACCAACGTTCGCACGCTGAGCCGCCCGCAATCCTCGATATTGATTGTGGTTGTCTTGCCCCACGTGTCCGTGATCTCCAGTACGCTGTAGGGAGATACGTACAGTTTGGCCACGTCGGCGACTTCAGGCGGCATATCGAAATCCTCCGGGGTCAACGTGATGTCACTTAATGTGCGCTCCGTGTCTATGATGGTCATCCATGCGACACCGTTGACCATGACGGGCGCACTGGTACCGCGAACGCACATGTCCGCGGACACCACGAAGCACGCGCCTATGCCCGAAGTGATATGCGGGTAGTACGCGAACAGATCATTAATGTATTCGCCGGTTATGTCGCTTGCACGTAGCGCGAACACAGTCCAGTTGTTCGGGGTGCGTCCGCGCTGTGACGCATAGGATGTGCCGAGCGTACGGCACCCGCTCACGTCTATGCCAGCGGTGCCCCACGTCCATGATGATACGGTACCGTCGTTCGCTCCGTAGACAGGTTCGGTGGCGGCTATGTCGGCACCGCGCGTGCGTGCCATCTCCTCCAACCTGATCGCGCCGAACGCGCACGCGAAACATATATATTTATCGCCGCCGGTCAGACTGGTGCTCTTGGTGTTGGTGATACGATTGTTCGCGCCACCGTAATTGACATCTGGCGCGAGCATGTCGACACTGTTTTCGCGCGGGTTGTCCAATAGCTTCGCGGGTGTCATCCCGACCAACGGCGCGTGTCCCCGAGCCAGCAACAGGCCGTTTATCGTCGTCGTATTGATGTAGTCCGTCCACATGTCGCGTTGCAATACGACGGTGGTCGTGTTGGGTGCCTCCGCCGTAATATCCGTGATGTAATAGTGATATCTTGTCTGGCAGTCCGGCTGCTGTAGCGGTGATTGCAGTATATCCGTTGTAAAATCCACCACGATATAGTTACAGCGTTGCGCGGTCATGTATGGCACTGGTATTTTGATGCCGTCCGTGTCGGCGCGGGCGATATACATGCTGGTGTCAAGATGCACGGTCTCGCCGTCCAGTGCGTCGAACCACGCATCACGCTCGGCATCGTCGCGGAACTTAACGGCATCGTGGCCGTCGTCACGCCATTTTACGTGACATAGTTTTATCTTGGTTTTCGGTGTCCACATATTATAATCGTATGTGTTGACGTACTGATCATACACGTGTACGTCAGCGCCGGGAAACGCTGTGGCATTATCCAAGTGCGGAAATTTCATATATACCTCTTTTTTCGCAAAATAAAATCGGGGCGCCGGTGTCATCCGGTACCCCGATACTAGCATGTTACGACGCTACACACTATTTTACGGTGAACGTGCAAGTCGCCTTGTGCGTCGTCGTCTCGCCGGTCGGGTTGACGTATGTCGCCGTACCCGTCACCGTGATAACGTCACCTGCCGTCAGCCCGTCGCGCTGCACGTGCAAACGTGCTTGATCGTCGACAAACGTGTTGACATCGAGCGCGAACGCCACGGCGGTATCCGTATCGTCCGCGCGGTGTGCCGACACCTCGTACGTGGCGGAGTTCGGCGCGACATCAATGGCGGTGCCGGTCGGTTCCACCGTCGCCGTGAGTTTCGGGGTGAGCTGCACCACATCACCCGCCTTGACAACATCCGTCGCCGGGGTCAGCGTGAACCCGCTCACGGTCTGTGTGACCATCTTAATGGAGGTGCCCGCGTCGGTCGTGAACAACGCGCATGGCGTGAACGGGCTTACGCCGTAAACGCCCCAGTGATTGAGATACATTGTGTTAGTCAGCGTCTGCGGGTTATAGAATTGCGTTGTACCGTACACGGTATCACGCACCTGATACCAGTCGACCGACACAAGCAATGCCACAGCGCCCGCAATACCAAGCGACGGAACCTGTATGATGCGATACGGAACATCGGCCTTATCCAGCTGAAACACCGACGACAGTGCGTCGACATCCAACGACGCAAGATATTCAGGCTCGATCAACAACACCATCTGTTGTGGATTGGCGTAGGCCGGAATGTCGGTTATATTCAGCGCGTTGTACTGTGTGGATGGGAATTGCATTCGTCCAGCCGTCGAACGAAGCGCCTTAAGAAGCGTCTTAGCGGTTGTTTCATCGGACGGGACGGCATCGAGATGAACCTTGTAGAAGCCGAGTTCCTGTTCGTAATGGCGAATCAGCGCCAACATGATGTTCATTTCATCATAGTTGTCGCTGTTGCGCGGCGTTTCCATGATCTGAGCAATGAAACGATTCAGCCCGAAATCGTCCACGAACGCCTGACGAAGTTCGTCATCCGTCCACGATATAGGGTACTGATCGCGCCTGTTCTGCTCATAAAACCACACGGCGGCTTCTGGCCGGTGCATCTTCAACAGCTCTTCGGCATCGTCCTTGTACCCGTGCGCCTTAATCCACTTCACCGCGATTTCCTGTACCGTCGACCCCCAATACAAGTTTTCTTTTTTGAAGACATCAAGAGGGTTTTTGAACGGTTCGTTCTGCGCCATCACCGTGAGGCCGATACGATTAACCATGTTCCAGACGCAATCATTGAGATATTGCCGATTCATGGGGTCGAACAGGTATCGCATGGTGTTCGCGACACCGGTCTGTGTGGCGCTCGGTATGCGTTGCTGATAGTCGTCGGTGCCCTTCAGTCGCACCTTGTCCAATATGGTCGCGTTATCCACTGCCATAACATCCTCCTATAGTATTAGAGTGTGTAATCGAGGTTTTCCAAGTCATCCGCCGCAGCCTCGGCGATGGCCTCCGCCACGTCGTCCGTTTCCTTGACGGTCGCCCCGTTTTCGATCATCTGCGCCACGGAGTCAGTAAAATTATCATAGATACCGTCTACGCGCTTATTCATCGCGTCGAGCTTGTCCAGTACACGCGCGAGCATGTCGCGGAGGTCGTCGAACTCGCCTACGCGGTGCGTTTCATCGGGGGTGAGATCATCGCGCTCGGCGGTGTCCCTTTCCTCGGTGGTTTCGTCATCCATTATTTTCCTTTCATATATGAAAAAAGTCGTACCGGCGAACGAATACCGAACCGGCACGACTTAAGGATAGCATACTTGCGACATGTTTCATAGCGGTAATCGGCGCGTTTTTCCCTCACGGCCACATCATCGCCGGAGTCAACCGTGGTTACCGAAGATGTGTTTTAGCGACACCACTATGGCACCTCACGTACACCGTGTTTATTTTACACCGAAATTCTTGAGCATTTCAAACACGGCGTGTTGCGTTTCCATCATGTCATATCTCAAATAGCCTAACGCATAATACGATGTAAGATTCTTAATCAACTCCTTCGCCATATTCGCAGTGAGGTAGTTCAGCCTGTTATCATCTCGCGTGAGTGCAAAATATGGCACATGTGTACCGCCGTCGTATTTCGCGGAAAGAAAAACATACCCACAACGCATATCAACATATACGCCATATTCCCGCCGAAACCAACGGAACACATAAGTGAGTTTCGCGTGCTTATGCGGTTTTTCGATAAAATCGGTATCAAATTGCCGAAACTTGTTTTTCGCCGTCATATCATCATTGTTTTTCAACATGCGCCCCGCAACGGTGTTCTTCGCCTTTTGCCCCGCATAGTCGTCATCTCGCACGTAATCAAGCAGACACGTCTTGCCGTCAAGCCATTGCAAACCATACTCGGGATTGAGGGGCACTCCATAGCGCTGAAAATACGGATTGAACGCGTCGCAAGCATTGCCCAGAAGAAATATTCTCGGTTTGCGTAGCTCGGTATCATCGGCGCGTTCACGCGTCACGGTATCCACGATTTTCGCCAATTGTTCAAACTCGTTTTTCAGGTACGTGTGATATCTATCATCATTATCAATAATAAATTCATCCATGCAAATGTTGCGCACGTTCACGTATGTATTTTTCTTTTTACGCTGTTGCATGGTCAAGGGTATAAAATAACCGCACACCCGCCATGAATTTTCTTTTTTGCCGGTTTTTTTCCGTCGTATTTCAGCCGTTTTATTTGTTGTGCGAAATTCATAATCAGGAAAAATATTGTCTTTTATGATACGGTCGAAATAGTCTGCGGCAGCATCGTTGTTTTCCTCACGAAAACGGGCGATTTCCGCAAAACAATACCCGTTTTTCAAATAATCCTCTATCATGTATTTTCTCATACCGTAGGTTTTACCCAAACCGCGTGCGCCAATAATCATGTTAACGTCTGCGTTTCGTGGCAATATTACGGTTTTAAGTCTGTCATAGTAGTATTTCGCCATCCATGCTCACAATCCTTGGTGCTCCATCCCGCAAAACCAATTCGCGCGGTATCGTGTTCACGTATCTATTATACACAGATCGCAAATACGTTATGTTCTCTAAATTCGCTTGTTTGTCGGACTCGCCCAGCCATCGCCCGGACGGATACAGCCCGATGGCCTCCGGTGTATCCACATGCGCCGTCTCGCCGCGATAGTCCGTGACATCACCTATATAACGATCGCACACATGCGGCCTATTGCGTTGCAAGGTGTGACATATCTCGTAATCCACAAGCACATCATAACCAAGCGCCAAACTGACGACATCCCCGAAACTGTGGCCGTTGGTCATCAGGTCACGCAAAAAATCCTCGATAGTATACACGTCGGCGGGGCGTGGCAGCCCCGCGCACGTCACATGTACGCGTCCCCCGACATCGAGGCTGACACGTGCCTTATTCCACAATTCCACGTGTTCGACATAACGCGATGACCCCCCGCAGTCCTCTACCTCGAACTTTCCGACATGTTCCAACGTGCTCGCCATATCCGGCGCGGTGACACGCACGCGACGCATGGTCATATCTATCGCGGTTTCGATGGCATTATGCAACGGTTGCAGACACTTCAGCAATTCGCCATCGCTCACGTCATCATCGCAACGTATCTTAAGACTGTCCGTGTCGCCGCCCGTGACCGTGACCCGATCGCCAAAATGCCGATATATCAGCATCATGGCTATCAATAGGTGCATTCTGCTCCCGGCTACAATTCGCATGCCGTACGTGTATAGGACACGTGGCGTTTTCGGGCGTTTTTCCGCGAAATTCTCGGGAGTGCAGACAGTGGTTTTATCGACTTCAAGCTCACCGGTTTCCGTCACGCAATAATCGGCCTTCATAACGTCTTGCGCCTGTGTGCCATAAATGCCGTTAAATTGCCCCTTGACGGTCGACCCGTAATAGGATCGCAAAAATTTCATACTCAGTCCGCCGGTTCTCGCGTCCCGTGCGATACCCTCGGGGATGGAATCGGGAATATCGCCCACGTACGGCGTTCCCTCGGTGTATCCCTTAATCAGGTTTTTGACATCGGTTTTGCGTGCAAAAAGCATGTTGGATTGCAGAGTGACGTAATCCGGCGGGATTATGGTTTTCGTGGTGCTTTCACCGTACAATACACGCATGTCATCATATTCATACACTTGTGCGACATTCCATAATTCAACCTCGTTGACGTGCAACACGCATTCATCAGCGCTGTACAATTTGCCGAACGCATATACCGGATTAACGGCGCTGTCCACATAACCGCGCTCGCGGATGCTGTTATCCTGAGTCCTCGCACGATCGTTGTTACTGTAATCAGTGCCCGCGTGTAATGTGCGCACGAATTTCGACCGTGGGCATATCGCTATACCCCACGCCGCGAAACACGTGCATTTGCGTAATCTCAAATGGCTAAAGCGCACGGCGACATGCAAGCCCAAGCGAAAAGGGTCATCATAATGGCTTAACACGTCATCGAGCGACGTGGCCGCAATGCGTTCACAGGCAATCTGCAACAATTCAGGCGGTGCCGGCGCGAATTTAACGGGCAGCCTACGCCCATTGATAAACGCGTGATGCATCGATGTCACATCTAACGACGCGACATTATCCACGACAACATTGGCCGTCTGCGCACTTGTAAACGTCAAACCACCGCGAAAACACGACTTGCGCAATGCGTACGACTCATAATCTCGTGGAAACTCTTGATTGCAAATCGTCTCAAACGCGCGTTGCAACGTAAGTTTCTTCCCGTTGCGCAACGTGACACGTCGTCCACCTATCTCACGACGCGCCATCTGCCGTACAAGAGATGTCTTGGTCAACACGCGATTTCCGAGCATGTCGGACGTAAGCCAATGATTAGCACGCAAAAGCCATTGCAGATATTGCGGTATCACCTGCACGTCACGTCGGGCGTAAAACAATTCATCTTCGGTCAACGGCGTTTCAGGCGTGCGTACAAGCGTATAATCCCAGTCGCCCACCGCCTTGGGCAGACCGCATGTCTCCCCCATCGCACGCAAACCGCCCATCTCCAGATAAAACGTATCCCAAAAGCGACACACCACGTTACCATCAACGCATAGATCGAGCGTGTACACGCTTGTCGCGGTCTGCGCGTTTACGCTGATCGTATACGAGCTCGTCAACGTCAGCATGAGTGTTTGCATGTCAAACATCAGATTATATGCCGCGATTACCGGTACATAATCATGTTCGCTACCATACGCTATAAGATCGTCGATATATGCAAGTGCCTCATCAACGTGCCGATAAAACCGTACATCATCCGAAGTAGGATCGTAAGACTCCAACGATGTATCTCGCAAATCGTTAAAGATATACAATATCGGATAAGCACGTGTTTCGACACCATGCGATATATTAGCCGTCTCAGTATCAAAAATCGCAGCTAACCTGAAATCTTTACGCGCCGTCATCGTATTACGTCCGGTGTTACCGCTATCAACCATATCGGACTACCGCCGTCGACATCCGTATAATCCTCTAAATCCCCGACATGCATACGCATGCGCTTAGCATATTGCAGCGCTTGCTCGTTGCGTTGCATGATAGTGTCGAACAACTCACTCAATGAGTCAGCATCATAAGCACGCATGATGACCTCCAAACGTTTCTCAGGCGGTACATCCGGGCGTTGCCATATATTTTGTGTGTACCGCCAAAAGATTTTGACCTTTTCGCGACCAAGATCGCCCAGCGCCGAGGGCGACCCCTTGGAGGCCATGCGCATTTCCTGCCGAAAAATGTTAAACGAGCGTCGTCGCTCTCCACGTTTTCCGCCCCCACCCTTCACGGTTTCAGCCTGCCGCACCAGCTTAGCGGCGTTCTCCATCGCCCGCGCGTATGCTTCTGCCCGTAATTGTTTGTTCTGGACACGTCCGACGTATGTCTGTTTCAGGGCTGTTTCAAGCCGTTGCACGTACATCATTCGCGCATGTCGTTCACTTTCCGGCATTCGCGGTGTAATGCTCTTGCGTATCGTGTTTATCGCACGTTTCACGCGCTTGCGTTTCGCCGTCAGGATGTCGGCTTGCTTGCGTGCTCTGGGCATACATACCACCACCTACGATAAAAAAGGGTGCCATAACCGGTTATGGCACCCTCATACAGTTTCAACGTTCTGTTTTTTTCGCTTTTTTCGTATTTCACTTAATTTCGAGGGACTTGAGCGAGCGACCGCCGCCGAGCGCGGTTTGCTTGACAGCAACGGTGAGCCCGTCCGGCGTGTTGAAGTCTGGGAACATGTCAAAAATGTCCAAGACGCTCCGATAAATGCCCTCCGACTGACTGAAATACGTCTTACCGTCCTTTGCGAACAAATAGACATTAGCGCATTTCTGCCCCGTCTGGGAACGGACACCCGGCGTGACGTATGCGCCCGTGACGGTCAACGGTTTATCACCCAACGATGCAAGCGATGTCGCCGTATTTCGCGCGTTGATGATAGCGCGTTTCCCATCGAACGTGCTAATATCCATTGTGCAGATGCACCGATAGTTGTTCACAACGGCTTCCATTGCCTCATTCGTGGTATTATCCATCTGTTCAATTTCCTGTGCCATGATTGTATCCTTTGTCACTCGTTATCGTTGTCGTTGTCGCTGTCGTTGTCGTTGTCGCTGTCGTTGTCGCTGTCGTTGTCGCTGATCGGTGTCGCGTAGCGGAAAAACGTCTCGGCGGGCATTTCGTAAACCGTTTTAGCTACCATGATGTCATCCACCAATACATTATACAAGCCGATCTTCATCAACGCTTTCACGGCTTGCTCAGCAGTACGAATATTACCATCAATAATAATATATTGCCGATTGCCGTCACGATCAATATACGTAACCGTGCTAGTGGCGCGCGTCTTTTTGATATTCCTCATTATATTTCCTTTTTCTTGATTTATCAACGTTTTTACGTTGACGTAAAAAATATTACACAAAAAAATCGGCGCACGCAAACGCGACACGCCGACTTTAACATATTAATGTATCAATAACGCAAAACCTGACCCGGATAGATCAAGTACGGGCGACTAATCTTATTAATCTTAGCGACACGCGGCCACTTAGACCCAAAAATAGACCACAAGCACTCACCAGCCCTAACGGTATGAGTACGCACAGGTGCAGTAGATACGTTATGCTTGTTCGGTCGCTTGTGCGGGCGTTTACGTTCACCAATCGCGTAAGCGTCCCACTGCCACCGGGCACCCCTGAAATAATCAAGGTCGATCGCACCGGCATAACCGGCAACACGCCCGTTGCCCGTATACTGGCGCATGGCCTCACCATACACGCCATAACGCCACGGGCGCGACTGCCAACCAGTAACGGCATTGGATGCGTACTGTGCGACCCATACCCCGCAATGACGACGCACATACGAGCTAAGCTGCCACAACGCGGATGCTGGTATATATATAACCGGCCAAACACGTGTGCGCTCGTACACACGACGAACCCAACGATCAACCCACGAGCCATTACCAAACTGGGGGTTATCATCACGCTCCCAGTCCAGCGCGAGCACCGCGCGACCAACATACTTCGTCGCATGATCAACGAAAAAATCAGCCTCACGACGCGCATCATTACCCATTGCATAATGATACACGCCTATACTCTTACCCGTGGCCGTCGCACGCACAAGCTGATAATCCGCAACCTGACTGACACCATTGCGCAAACACGTATTATTAAAACCACCGACACCCCACGTGACCCCGGCCACGACAAAATCCGCATCAAGCTCACCCGTGTCTATATTGCACTGCCAGTTGCTCACGTCAACACCACGCATATCCGCACTCGCGGACGGCGCAAGCACCAACAATGATACACAAAAACACGCAATTACACTACGCATCACCCGACGTATCATCACCGTTCTCCTTCCTCAACAGGCTTATAAGCTCCTCCGTCAACACATTATTTTTCGTCACAAGATCATTAAAATTTCTAAACGTTGTCGCGATAAAACACGCCATAGCACAACACGCCACAATCGGAAAACCAATACTACCGATCATGCTCACAACATCATTAACATTCATAATACCTCACTAAAAAAACCGTGACGCATCAATCAACACGTCACGGCCTAATATATCAACAACTATATACAAGTAGCCTATCCGGGAATCGAACCCGACACGCACATCTTATAAGGATGCCGCTCTAACCACTGAGCTAATAGGCCATCACCACACCTCACCCCGCCCACAACCCCCGCCGCATCAAATCAACAATATCACGACAATGCATAAACACATAATCAGACACGTACGAATCACATTCAAACCGCTTCGTACTCATAACAACAGGCTTAACATGCCGTTCACCATATACCCTATAACCCCGGATAAAATCGCAAGTATTACGCTTATAAAACATGCTCAACACACCTTTTTCACAATCACCGATTAATCCGATAACCTAAGCATATTGCGCCCGGAACGTAAAATACACCATCTGAAAGTACATCCCTAAACCCGTACGCATCAATGCAATCGACAAACCGAAATTCCATTAAGCAATCAGACGCAATATCAACAAAATACACGAACACATCATAAATACTATCCACGTTAAAATCAATCGAATTAAACAACGCTTTAAAATTCATGAAACTCATTTTATTTCTCCCTTATTTTTTCAATACCATTATTAATTACAGCGCGTCAAACGAACGTAAAACCGTTGAGCACACAATTTTAGTACGTACATTCTTAGGCCAATCAGCAAAACGACGTGCCATAACAAAATCATGCGCAGCGAGATAACAAAGCATCATTTCAGCCGCTTCAGCACAATCCCAATAACATGCATCAAGTCCACAATCAGCAAGGTAATTCTTAAATGCACGCATACAAATATGCTTGTTAATCATTTTATTATTTCACACCCTAAACTCTTCACCATAGTCCGCATAATGCTGTTCAAGATACGCGTTGAAAAAACGTTGAGCAGAACACGGGCTAAGTTCTTCATGAAGCTCTTCACGTATATCATCATCCATAAGAGCCACCGCCGCATCAAAATCAATTTCACGCCCATTCCAGTCAACAACTTTGCTCATTTTTTCTGCTCCGTTTCTTTTTATGTTGTTTTTTCTGACAATCCCAATAATACCACACCACAAACACGACACGCCGAAACACGACAATTCTTTAACGCACACACTCACGTAGCACACAATATAGCACATGTCAACCAGCCCGGCGTGTCGCAGCTTAATGGGAACAATTCTTAATAGAGAGGGACCTGTCTCTTATACACATCT